ACGCTGTGCAATCAAGTTTGCAACGCGGTTGATAAGAACAGCTAGAGCAGCATGTTCGTCACCAACGTAAGTAGCAGTACCTGAAACAGTTGCCTGGTTGAATGTGTATTCAGTTGAAGCAAGAGTTGCAAGTGAAAGCAAGATTTCCTGATCGATTTCAGCAGTAATTTCTTGTGCAAGAGCAGCCATAATTTCTGCTTCTACGTCGATACCATGCTGTGACTGAGCGTCCTGAGCAGCTTCGAAAGTCCAGCGAGCTTGTAGCTTACGTGACTTGGCTTCAACGGCCTGACGAAGAATCTGAACAGAAATCTGCTTACCGCCGTTACCTTCAAGAGCAGCAGTGTCATTACCAGTGTAATAGCTGCTGTCTGTTGCGTCTGATGGCGAACGTGAGTAAGCCTGAGCAATCTTGAATGGTGAAAGTGCTTCTTCACCAGCAGTTACCGAAGTTGCTGCTGCTGAGTTGTCAGTCAATGACTGAGCGTAGCGAACACGTAAAGTGTGAATCTGACCAACTGGGCCAGTCATTGGCTGAACGCCGACGAGTTCGTTAGCAATAACAGTTGGCATAACACGACGAATTACTGGAAGAATAACGCGGTTTAATGTTGCGATATTACCAGCAGTTGTAGTACCAGCTGAACTTTCTGAAAGAAGTTGCTTCTTTGTATTTTCGAGCAATACGTTCATTGTTGAACGACGATTGCCCTTTAAGCCTTCGAGCAGGGCGTCTTTTGTTTCTCCCCAACGGCTTTCTAAGAGTACTTTTGACATTATATTATTCTCCTAATATGTCTTTTAATTAAAGCCCTGCCAAACGCTTGATATCAATTACATTATCTACGATAGTGTCATCTACTTCAGTTGTTTTTGTAGTGGCAGTTTTATTACCAGTTGCTTCTACAATAACAGATTCATTAAGAGCCTTCTTACGAGGGGAGGTGTCTAATGAGCCAGTATTAAGAACGGCTGGTAAATACTTATTGAAAGCGTTCTCCAACTTAGGAGTTTGTACGCTTTCAAGCAAAGTCTTCATTACTTGCTTCTTCTCCTCGTTGAGTGGTGCAAGAAGTTCATTCATGACCTTAGCTCTCTGAGTTGATTCTTTAATAATTCTGACTTCACGTTCTTTTGATTCTACAATCTGTGCTGCTTGTTGCAACTTAGATGTAGCTTCTGCTAATTGTTCATTTTTCTGAGCAAGAGCTTGAAGCACCTTACGAGTTTCAGCCTTTTCACTTAAGTGAGTAACACTGAATTCGCTTGCAAATGCTTCGAATAACTTGCGACCGAAATTGTTTTCTCTGGCAAGTTTAATATCTTCTTTAAGTTGTGATAGTTCACCCTTAAGATGAGTAGCAACTGCGCCGCTAACTTTCTTAGCACTTTCAGCAATAAATCTTGCCTTGAGTGCTTCCAACTGCTTGCGGCCTTCAGCAACCAACTTAACCTTAGCTTCAACAACTGCTTGTCTATCCTGTGAGAATTCTTTAATTTCACGAGATAGGGCATGAACAACGAATTGTTCTAGTTTCTTCTGATTTTCCATCTGTACCTTGCGGTCTGAGCGCAATTCACGGATTTCTTCGGCTAACTTGGTGACCATAAAGTCATTGAACTTAGTTGCATTTTCACGCAGTTTGAACTGAGCTTGAATGCGTTCTTCATTCATTGACTTTCTTTCTTCTGAGAATTCACGAATTTCATCTGAAAGATGGTCTGTAATCATCTTGTCGAGTGCTTCTACCATTACGCTACGATCATGTTCGTAACGTTGTGCAAATTCCTCATGGAGTTCTGCACGGACTTTCTGGCGGGCTTCATTCAACTTAACTTCCCAGGCTTCATTTAACTGCTGCCCGATATCTTCGTTGATGAGACCACTTTCAAGTAATGGCTTGATAGCATCTAACATTATTTTGATTCCCTTTATAATTTAAGTTCGTTGATGAGGCGTTTTACTTCCTCACCAAGGAATCGTTGCACTTTTTTGTCGCCCTGTACTTCCTTAGCAATTTCAAGCATTTTATGGCCGTTTTTCATGTTCATGATACTTTCATAAATTGCCTTAGGGTAAGCATTTGGTGCGCTAGGTTGGGCGACGATATCAACAGTGATGATTTCAAAATCACTGACTCTACCATCCATGTCATTTACATTACCTGAACCACGACTGGATACACCTAATTTTACACCTGACTCCAACATTGTTCTTACGAGTTGACCCATTGGAGTTGGAAGAATTTTTAATTTGCCAAAACCATTAGCTCCATCCATCCACATACTTGTAATCATATGGCTTACACGGTCTAAATTGATTTTGAGATCATCTGGGTGATCGACTTCTCCTAAA